TGCAATTGTGCTAGTGGTAGCACCCTGTACCGTCTCGCCTGTAATGCTGTCAGATGACAGACGTACTACCACGTTTGGCAGTGCTTGTAACTGTGCGAGCACCACAGCAAACTTGCTAAACTTGTACATACGTGTGGGTATCCAGTGTTTTACCCATGGCGTACGCTCGCACACGTCTAGGATCTTGTGCGCTAGGCGTATGTCGTACATATCGCCAGAGTCAAACCATCGGAAATATCTATCATTGTCAAGCTCTGCCACCATGTCATCTGCCCAGCTATCCCGCTTCCAATCTTCGCGGTTGTGCTCCCGTGGTGCTTTAACATTCTTGAACCTGTAGTTACCAGTGGTGGCGTAGCATCCGCTACACGCTGGCACTAGGTTACCGTCTGCGTCTCTGGACGCTGGGCAAGTATCTAGCGCCTGCAGTGACCATGACCGGCACGGCATCTTCGACGCCTTCGATAGCTTCAACATCTGTTAATCTCCTGTGATTGGTTTAGCAGTGAGCCCTGAGTGTACTCAAGGCGCACCACTAACACAACCCCCCTATAATCCTAGTGCTTTGTCTCGTGCTTCCCAGTATACCCTGTCGCCTTTGTCCTGTACGTGCTCTGACATAAGGTGGAACATGGGGTCAATGCCCAGCTCGCGTAGTGCATCGTATGCTTGCCACCGGCGCTCGTTGTTGTCGTCTCTCACCGCCTGCTCAATGTTAAAGATCAAGCGTGAGATGGCGTACTGCTGTGCTTTGTTAATGTTCATACTGCTGTGCTCCCGTGTTGCTGTGTGTATGTGATTACCTTGATATGGTTCCCATTGTACAGATATCTCGTGACAGCACAAGTATTCTTTTGTGTGAATATTACCATTGTATATCCGTTGACAGACTACCGTGTTCTGTGCTACTCGCGTGTGCGCGTGTGTATAAAAGGTCACATAAATTTATCGCTTGACATTGCATTGTGGATATGCTTGCGGTAAGCCTGAGGGTACTACATTGGCACACACACTTTGTCAACGTGAATTTTACACTTGACTGCGTGTGTCGCCTGTGGTAAACCCTTGCGCCTTTGGCTTACCACAGTGTGCCGCCTGTGTCAACCCGTGTTTGCCTGTGAATATTACCGCTTGACACCGTGAGCGCCTTGTGTTAGACTAAGGTGGGCCTAAGTTTTGACACGGGGGAGGGGGTTGTCTTGTGTTAATTATTGTTGTAGCCACTCAGGCTTGCAAGAGGGTAATTTTAGACTCTATCTAGGTAAAATTAACATAATTTATACACTAGTTAACCATTTGTTTTACCTTGTGTTTTATCCGGGGGCGGCACTAAGGTGTAAATTAGTACAAAAAAGACTTGACTTTTGAGTAAAAGTATGGTAAAATAATAAGCAGATACTAGGTTGTATTTAGTAGTGCAGGTGCGGGGCCTTAGTTGACCACTAAACCGTTCGTATAGATCCCCTCTTCTGTTGCAGCCTAGGCAGGGGACTCATGCGAACTGGAGTTAAACATAAGGAAACAGGATAATGTCACAAGATGACACCCTAGCTCAACAGGCAGCTGAACGTAAAGAAGTTAATTTACGTAAGCGAAAGAGAGGTAGGCCTAAAAAATCTGAGATTAAAGCTAAAACATCAGGCTCTAGAGGCCAAGTAGGTAGACCCAAGGGCGATGCCTCAATAATTAATGAGTACAAAGCTAGGATGTTAGCTAGTCCTAAGTCAGAACTAGTGTTACAGACTATATTTGATGCTGCAACAAACGACGATCACAAGAATCAAGCAGCAGCATGGAAGTTAATCATGGACCGCATACTCCCAGTGGGCGCGTTTGAAAAGGATGTAATCAAAGATGCTGGACGAAACGCGATACAGATTAATATCACTGGGGTGGGAAGCACGACAGTTAGCGAGAGCTTTACATCAGGAGAAGAAATTGATGGAGAATCAGTGGATGTCACGGGACAAGTTTGACGAAGCACTAGAAGAAACCTTGGACTACGTTGTTAGAGTAGGTGATGCAACCTCTCAGCTAATTAACGTAGCTATTCTGTTTGGTGACAACGCTAACGAGTCCGTCTCAGGCCGCTCTCACAGGCTTAAGGACAAGTCTAAGGCTTGGGCGTGGCTAGGCGCGTCTATTAACTGTGTGTTTGATGACGATCACTGTGAGCGCGCGTACAACAACGATGTAACTAGGGCTGCAAAGACCCTAAATGAGTCTAAGCCTAAGAAAAAAACAGCTAAAAAGTGAAATTCTTTACAAAAAAAGAGTTTGACTGTCAACATACTGGTGAAAACCGTATGGAACAGGACTTCTTAAGCAAGATTGATGCTCTTAGGAAGCACTGCGGTTTTCCTTTTGTTATCACCAGCGGCTACAGAAGCCCTGACCACCCGTTAGAGGCTGTAAAAGAGATACCGGGGACTCACGCGCAAGGCATAGCAGCAGACATAAAGATAACTAGCTCTGCTCAACGGTATTCGATTATAAAAGGAGCCTTAGAGCACGGCTTTACTGGTCTAGGGGTCGCTGGTGACTTTATTCACGTAGATACAAGGGGTTCTGCCCCGGTAATTTGGACGTATTGATAGTTACTTTAACAGGAGAAAAACTAAATGAAAAACTTTAACGAGATGTTTTTGGGTTTGATCTTCGTTGCCTTTATCTCATTGTTTTCGTTGAACGCAAGCGCACAAATTTATATTGAGTATTCAGACGGATCTACGTATACTTTAGAAGACAGTGAAAACGTGTTTATATCTACACAACCAGTGTTTTCTAAAAAAACGTACAGCAACGGGGCCGTATATTTTACACCTCTAGAAGCTAACACTAAGAGGGACTTTGTTCCTTCTCCTTCTAACGGAATTGAAGTAGGTTCTACAGAGTGGTGTGCAGCTTACGTACCTTGGAGCGAGGGTTATACGTTTAATATGCAAGCGTGGCAGAGATTTTGCGATACAAATAACGACGGCACGTTTGGAGAAGGCGACTCAGGCTGGGAAGGCTAACGCTTGACGGTATTTGCATTAGCTTGTTTAATGTTGTTGCCTATTGTTACTGGAGCGTTAACTTTTTACTTAAGTTACAAACTCTGTGACTGATTTAAACGTACAGCTGTTACCTTGGCAGCAAGAAGTCTACTCTGATCCTGTAAGGTTTAAGGTAGTTGCTGCCGGAAGACGGACAGGGAAGTCCCGCCTAGCAGCGTGGATGTTAATTATTAACGGCCTTCAGGCAGACAAAGGCCACGTTTTTTACGTTGCGCCCACTCAGGGTCAAGCCCGTGATATCATGTGGCAGACTCTGTTGGAGCTAGGACACCCTGTGATTGCGGGTTCGCACATTAACAACCTGCAGATCAAGCTGGTCAACGGGGCCACGATTAGTCTCAAAGGAGCCGATAGGCCAGAGACAATGCGTGGCGTGTCCTTGAAGTTTCTCGTGATGGACGAGTACGCAGACATGAAGCCTGACGTATGGGAGCAGATACTCCGTCCAGCACTGGCTGACCAAAAGGGATCAGCGATGTTCATAGGTACGCCTATGGGCAGAAACCACTTCTACGAACTGTACAAACTTGCGGAGCTAGGGGACGATGAAACTTACAAGGGGTGGCACTTTACCAGTTATGACAACCCCATACTCGACCCTAACGAAATTGACACGGCAAAGAAGTCAATGTCGAGTTACGCCTTCCGACAAGAGTTTATGGCCTCATTTGAAGCAAGAGGCTCCGAAATGTTCAAGGAAGGGTGGGTCCAGTTTGGTGAAGAACCAGACGTAGGGGACTACTACATAGCGGTAGACTTAGCTGGCTTTGAAGAAGTCAACAAAAAACGAACAAAAAATACAAAACTAGATGAAACTGCAATCGCTGTTGTTAAAGTTAGTCCTGATGGTTGGTACGTTGATAACATTATACATGGGCGGTGGAGCCTTGACGAGACTGCCTCCAAGATATTTCAGGCCGTTAGAGACTACAGACCCATTAGCGTTGGTATTGAAAGAGGCATAGCAAAACAAGCTGTGATGTCTCCCCTAACAGATTTAATGAAAAGATACGGGACGTTCTTTCGTGTTGAAGAGTTAACCCACGGTAACAAGAAAAAAACTGATAGGGTTATGTGGGCTTTACAGGGACGCTTTGAAAATGGTTACGTGGCAATTAACAAGGGCGAGTGGAACAACAGATTCTTAGACCAACTGTTTCAGTTTCCAGATCCACTGACCCACGACGATTTGGTAGACGCACTAGCTTACATAGATCAACTAGCACAAGTAGCATATGACTACGATTACGAAATCGACGATTACGAAATACTAGACGTAGTGGCAGGATACTAATGGTTTTTAGAAAATTTAATACATACGGCATCTACGCTATTTCTGCTGTAGTGTTTTTTACACTTGGTTACAGCGTAGCACTTATTTAAGGATAGCACTATGGCAGACGAAATTTACAGCCCAGATCCCTTAATGATTCAAGAATCTTTGGAAGAGTGGGTAATTACCAAATGTGAAGACTGGAGAGATTACTATGAGTCAAACTACGAAGAAAGGTTTGAAGAATACTATAGGCTATGGCGAGGTCAATGGGATCCTGCTGACTCCGACAGAGCATCAGAACGTTCTCGAATTATCTCTCCTGCGCTTCAGCAGGCTGTAGAATCTAACGTAGCAGAGCTTGAAGAGGCTACGTTTGGCCGTGGTAAGTTTTTTGATATACAAGATGACGCACAAGATCAACAACGAACAGACATACCGTACTTACGCAAAAAACTAAATGAAGATTTTGAAGCCTGTAAGGTACGTAAAGCAGTAGCTGAGTGTTTAATTAACGCTGCTGTGTTTGGTACAGGTATAGGGGAGGTGGTTCTTGAAGAAATTAAAGAAATGGCTCCAGCAACTCAACCCGTTATGGGTGGCGATTTGCAAGCTGTGGGCGTTAACATTACGGATAGGGTTGTTGTTAAGCTCAAGCCTGTACTACCCCAGAACTTTTTAATTGATCCTGTAGCTACTTCAGTTGAAGACGCTTACGGAGTAGCCGTTGATGAGTTTGTCAGTAAACACAGCGTTGAGATCCTTCAGGAGCAAGGCGTGTATCGCGAAGGTATGGTTGAGTCTGCCGCTGCCGACACAGATTTAGAGCCGGACCAAGACCTAACTATTTACAACGATGACAAGGTACGATTGACAAAGTACTACGGTCTTGTCCCTCGTGAGTTGCTTGAAGCCGAAGACGTAGAGGTCGAAGAAGACTCTATGTACGTCGAAGCAATCGTCGTTATTGCTAACGGCGGAACTTTGCTAAAAGCAGAAGCTAACCCCTACATGATGAATGATCGACCCGTTGTGGCCTTCCCTTGGGATGTTGTGCCGGGTAGATTCTGGGGTCGTGGTGTGTGTGAGAAGGGCTATAACAGTCAAAAGGCGCTTGATACAGAGCTTAGGGCTCGTATTGATGCTCTTAGCCTTACAATCCACCCAATGCTGGCTGTAGACGCCACACGGCTTCCCAGAGGGGCTAAGCCTGAAGTCCGTCCCGGCAAGATGATTCTAACCAATGGGGATCCTCGTGAGGTTCTTCAGCCGTTTAACTTTGGTCAAGTTGGGCAGATTACGTTTGCGCAGGCTGCAAGTCTACAACAGATGGTTCAACAAGCTACTGGAGCAGTAGATTCTGCGGGTATTACAGGAAAAGTTAATAATGAAGCAACCGCTGCTGGCATTAGTATGTCTCTGGGTGCTATTATTAAGCGCCATAAGCGTACTCTTATTAACTTTCAGCAGTCTTTTTTGCTTCCGTTTGTTACTAAAGCTGCACACAGATATATGCAATTTGATCCTGAAAACTACCCCGTAGCTGACTACAAGTTTATTGCTACTAGCACTCTGGGCATTATTGCTCGTGAGTACGAGGTAACTCAACTAGTGCAATTATTGCAAACCATGAAACAAGACAGTCCAATGTATCCTGTGTTGATCCAAAGCATTATTGACAACATGAACCTCAGCAACCGCGAGGAACTTATTGCAACGATGCAACAGGCAGCACAGCCGAACCCACAAGCGCAGCAAATGGCTATGGTGGCACAGCAAGCACAACTTGAGTTTCAACAAGCGCAAACCGCCGCACTACAAGGACAAGCCGCAGAATCTCAGGCTAGAGCAGGCAAGTACAGCATTGAAGCACAGCTTGCGCCCCAAGAGCTTGAAATTGACCGCATTGAAGCAATTACTAAAAACTTAAAAGAAGGTGATGAAGATGACAAAGAATTTGACCGCCGACTAAAAATTGCTAATATTGCCCTTAAAGAAAAAACGATTAACAACCAAGCTCAAAAAGGAGCACCTAGCCGTGCTAATGACGCAAACCGAAATCAACAACCTGTTCAACCAAGTCAACCAAGCGTTCAAGAAACAAGAGGACAAGCTCAACAACTTACAAACACAAGTAGACAGTTTGGAGGCGAAAGTTAATGCCCAAGAAAAAGGATCCAAAACTGGAGCGAGCAGGAGTAAGCGGGTACAACAAACCGAAGCGGACTCCTAATCACCCGACCAAAAAGTTTGTAGTGGTAGCCAAGGAAGGCGACAAGACCAAGACTATACGCTTTGGTGACGCTAAGATGAAGATCAAAAAAGATCAACCAGCACGGCGTAAATCATTTAGGGCTAGGCACAAGTGTGATACAAACAAACCTAGTAAACTTACCGCAAGATACTGGTCTTGCAAAAACTGGTAAACATTATGAAAGTTGAAGCACCTAAAGGTTACCACTGGATGAAAAGCGGTAACAGTTACAAGTTGATGAAAAATCCCGCAGGCGGCTATAAGCCCCACAAGGGCGCGTCTAAGTCTGCAAACTTTGAAGTTCAAAAAGCCCACAAAAAGTAAGGAGAACAACTATGCCGTATCATACGCCGCCGAAAAAGAAAAAAGTAAAAAAGCCTAAGAGATCGTAACTATGCCAATGAAAAACTACAGCCCAAAACAAAGAAAGCTCGCCAGAGTAGCCAAGCCTAGAAACAAAATTACAGGCGCTGATCTGAGAAAGGTACGAAAAAATGCCACGCGCAAAAAGTAGACCTAAGGCAAAGAAAAAGAAAAGCACTATACCCTCTAACGTAAAGAACAAGGCTCTTTACTCTAGGGTTAAAGCTGAAGCTAAGAAAAAGTTTGACGTATATCCCAGCGCCTATGCCAACGCTTGGCTAGTCAAGACCTACAAAAAACGTGGTGGTACTTATGCCTAAGTCTAAAGGCGGCTTAACCAAATGGTTCAAAGAAGATTGGGTTGACATAAAGACCGGAAAGAAGTGTGGTCGTAAAAAAGCCAAAGGTTCTAAACGTCCTTACCCAGCTTGTAGACCCAAAGCGGTAGCCGCCAAGATGACCAAAGCAGAAAAAGAGGCGGCTAAGGCTAAGAAAACAGGCCCAAAACGTGTCAAGTACGCTGTGACAGCATCAGGAAAAAGGCGTAAAAGTACCAAAAAAAAGACTTGACTTTTACTTAAAATTGTGATATACTAACATATAAGTATACAAGAGATAACCTTATGGCCTCGCTAGATCAAGAAACACAACAGTACTACGATAATTACTTCACCCTGTTTTCTACTGATGGTTGG